GAAGGTTATGGCTATCGCCGCGTATTTCTGGAACGGGAAGCTGCCGAAAAGCTTGCTCGTGGCGGTGAGCTAATCCCCCTCTACACCGCTCCCCAAGCGCCTGCTGTGCGGGTGACGGGTCTGGTGTGGCGCAAGTACAGAAACGGTGACGCAGAAGCGGTATCGCCGTTTGGCGAGATATACACGGCTTACATGTCTGGCCACTATCGCATCACAAAAAATGGCAAGGCCGGTAAGTTCATACGAGGTGGCGACAATGTCGAAGCCGCCAAAGCCGCAGCCTTCGCAGATTACGAACAGCGCATCCGCTCCGCACTGGAAGCCGAGGCTGGCGGCGGGAAGGCGACATACGAACCTTGCGGCGGCTGTGGCAATACCGATCCTGACAAGCGTTGCCTTGGTTGCTTACACCCCTTCGTCGCCACCACTACAGATGAGCGGGCGGTCGAGGCGCTGCGGGCAGTGCAGGAATATTCACAAAGTCAGATCGACTGCACAATGGCAGATGGGGGCGTGGGGACTGGTTTCCGGCGCGCAATGCTGGACGTTATTGCGTTCTGTGATCGCGCCGCTCTCGCACAGGGAGAAAGCCGCAATGGTTGACGTGGACAATCTGGAAGCCGTGGCCGACGAATTATACAGCCGGCTTTTCCGCACTGGCGCACACCGCAACGACCCGGTTCCTGGCGATCCGAGGGCGATCATTCGCGAGGCGCTGTCCGATGCGCACAACATAGTCGAGACCTACAGGACCGCGTTCGACGGCATTGAGCCGAGGACGGATGCGGTCGCTTCCTCGGCGCAAATTGAAGCGCTTTCCTGGGCGATTGCCGAAATCGAAGGTCGAACGCTCTACGCGAGCCCCGACCAGTGGGGAGCATGCCTTGCAAAAGCAAAGGCTGCGCTCGGTGAACCTTCCTTCATGCCGGCCGAAAAGCTGGTGATAGCGCCGGCAGATGACTATTTCGATTCGCTCGTTGCGCTGGCCCGCATGGCGGCCGTCAAGGCGATGCGAAAATTTCCGCAACCGAACTATGTCGCGCTCAAGATCGCCGAGGAAGCCGGCGAGGTGGTGCGCGCCGGTGTTCACTATGCCGAAATGCGCATGGAATGGAGCGAGGTCGAGGGCGAAATCGTCCAGCTTCTCGCCATGCTGTTGCGCTTCGTGACCGAGGGCGACCAGGTCAACGGCATCATCCCGCCGGCCGATTTGCAGGCGCGAACGCCGCCGCCGATCAGTGTCGACGAGCTTCGGCAGCGCGGCATGGATGACCGCCTGCGCGAGGTTGTCGAGCTTATGGTCGGCGACAAGCCCAATTCCCCGCCCGGCGCCGTGACGCCGGCCGGGGCGTGGGCCTTGGGCTATGGCGTGCCCTGCCCTTGCGGCGAACGCGGCATCAACCCCGACGAAAGCCTTGAAGGCGAATTGCGCGACATCTGCGCGGCCTCCGAGAGCGCCGCCGCCGGGCATAACAACGAGGGTGACGAAGATGCATAAGGCTTTGATTGCGGCGGCGCTTGCCTATGGCGCGATCGGCATTTTGACGTTCGGCTATTCGGCCGCCAACGCGGCGTGCGACTATGGCGAATCCCGGATCAGTCGGTCATTCCAAACCGACTGCCAGGCATCGAGCGGCATGGTGGCGGCCGTCGTGTGGCCGCTCTACTGGTCATGGGAAGCTTTCGCCGCCCCGCACCCCTCGACGCCGACAGGGGAACGCTAATGGATAAGCAAACCGTGGTCCTGGGGGATAACACACAAGCCGAGGCGCTTCGCATCGCGGAAAAATATCTGTCGTCCAAGGGCTGGCGTTTCGGCCCGTCCGAAATCGGCAAAACGGCGGGCGAGATATTGACTGCCTTGCACCTTGCCTTGCCTCAAGCCCCAAAGGTGCAGCCATGAGCGCCCTGCATCGTAGCGACGACCTCGACCGCATGTCGACAGGCTCGCCGGTGCCGCCGCCGGCGTGGCAGATGATCTGCGAATTCGCCAACGGCACATGCGTTTGCGCGGCCACGCGCGCCGACGGCCCGCCCTGCCATGCTGTCGAGATCGTCACGCAACGGGTCAAGAACCGCCTCGCCATCGACAAGGGCGAGCGCAGGAAGGCCAAGGCGCCATGACGCCGCTCGCCGGGTTGATCGCGCATTGGGAACGACGGGGGCGCGAATGCGCGGCCGAGATTGATGGGCTGGTCGACCGCTGGAACGCGGAAACCCGGTACAACGGCGGGCGGATGGAACCCGCCGACGTCAAGCGCATGTGCGCGGCATGGGAAGGCGAACGGCGCATCGCGCGCGATACCGTGGCATGGCTGAAGGTTGCGCTCGACCGCTCGCAAGGGGCGGCAAGGCGATGACCGGCTTACTGATGCGTCGCCCGCCAGGTCGCTGCCTCGTCGACCATGCAGCGCGAAAACGCCTCGACGTCGGGGCGCTCGCGTGCCTCGCAACCGCTGACGATCCTGACGCCGACATCGGCGGGCACGCCTGCACCGACATCGAGCGAGGCGACGGCAAGCGCTGCCTTTTCCTGCCGTGCGAGGCACTGCCGCAACGCGCCGGCGTCACCGGGCGTGCGGCTGCGGCACATGTCGATTGTTTCCTGCCGCCACTCTGGCGGCAGGCCGGGAAACGACTCGGCGGCCGCAAGGCCGCCTCCGATCAGTATCCCGACCAGTGTGAGCGCGGCGCGTTTCATTTGGTATGCCCTCAATTGCGGCGCCACCATGCGCGCGCCGTTCGTTCTTGTCCACTTCCGCCGGCCGCGTTTTCGCGCCGCCGCCCTTCTCCCCATCTTCGCCTCGCAACGGAAAAAGGGTCGGTTTGCGTCCCTGCCAGGGACGGTAGGGACGATAATTTTCGTTTCGGGGCGGGTAGAAAAAACGGGGGAAGGGGAAAAACCTTTGCAAATCAATGTGTTCGGACGCTGGGGACGCTAGGGGCGCAAATTCCCGCAGTTTTATATATGCGCATTAAGCACAGATCGAAAAAACTGCGATCACTTTGCATGCGTTATACGGGATTTATCCTCCCTAGCGTCCCTAGCGTCCCTAATCTTATTTAAACTTCAATCAAATCAAGGGGTTATAGAAATGGAAAACAGGGACGCAAGGATTGAAAGCGGGGTCGCTGGGGTCGCAAGCGCAAGGCTGCGGCGCAAAATGACCATGTCTGACGCCCTGAAATGGGCATGGGGCGACGAGTTGCCGAAGATGCAGGCGGGGTCGGGCTTCGAAAGTGGCCCTTTGTCGGCGGCGTCGGCGTGGTCGTCGATCCTGCGCTATGGCGAAATGGGGTCGATCGTCGACCGCCAGCCTAACCGTTTTGGTTGCATCCCGTTCGATGAGGCCGGATGGCCGCACCCGGATGCGCTGCGCATTGCCGACGCCGTCGCCGACCTGGCCGAATGCGCGGTCGACGTGCCGGAAGGCTGGCACCCGATGCCCGAGCTTGCCGCCATCGACGAGCATATGGCCGCTCGCGCGGTTTCCGACGCGCTGGTCAAGGCGACGACGGCGGACAAGGATGGTGCGCTGCGCTTTCGGGCGCGGCCCGACGTGCTGGTCGTTCGGCACGCCATCCTCGGCATGGTGCCTGAGTGGCGTCTATGGGAACAGCCGGTGAAGGAATATGAAAAGCACGCGAACGGCGCCCATCGCTGGTACGTGCGGCGCGAGGTGCGCGAGGTAATCGGCGAAATGGCCGACGGCAGCGACAGGGTCGCGGTGCAAACCGTCGAGGTTGAGGGCTGGTCGACGCGCCTGCAGCGGCCGGTCGCCGGCGCCTACCGCAAGGCGGGCTTCGTGCCGGATCCGGTGCCGGTCATGGTGGCGCGCGGCGAATATGAGATATTCTGCGGCGCCATGTGCATGCTGTTCGACCAGCTTGCCGACCAGCTTGAAACGGTCGAGCTTGTGGCGGTCGACTGGCCGGTTCAACCGTGGGCCGATTCCATCGCAGGCGGCTCGCGTTGGCCGACGCCGAGAATTCTGCCCGACCTGCGGGCGGCGCCCGCCGCAACGATGCCGCCAGAAATGCCAAGAAAATCAAAGCCTAAGCAGGTGAGGAAAGCCCGACAGAAAGTCGCTTGACCAACGGACGGAATTTTGCGCATTAATTGTCACGCACAAAAAGGCATCGAAACGACCCGCCCGGCTCCGGCCCGGCGGGTTTTTCTTTGGCCGAACATCAAGAGGGCGCCGCCATGAAGTCGGCGGCCAAAACCGCCAAAGGGGTCTTTGCCTGTGATCATCGCCGACGCTTCCGAATATCTGGCGCTATCGCGCGCCATTCGGAAGTTGCCCGGCGATATCCGGGCTAAGGCGTTCGCCCGCGCCGGCAAGCGCGTTACCGACATGGCGCGCACACGCTACATCAAGCGCGCCGCGCCTCGGTTGAAGCTGGCGCAGAAGGTCATTCGCGACAAGACGACCGCGCGCTTCAATGCAGGCGGCAACACGTCCGACGTGGTCGTTCGCTCCGGTTGGATACCGCTCGCCAAGCTTGGCGCTCGCCAGACCGGGAAGGGTGTCACGGTCAATCTGCGCGGTTCGTACCGCAGCGCGTTCCTTGCCGGAATGGCATCGGGACACAAAGGCGTCATGATGCGCGAGGGCGCGGCGCGGCTTCCCATTCGGGAACTGTTCGGGCCGAACCCGGCGCACGACATAACGAACAACGATGCGGTCTATCTGTCGCTGCTCGCCGAGGTGATCGACGAGGCGCTTGCACCGCGCGTTCTGCATGAGATCGACCGGCTGCTGCCGGGCTGACCGTCGAGGCAAGACGCGAGGTGCGCCGCCATCGTGACCCGTCGGCGCCGAGGGGTCGATAGGTTCTTCCGGGCCTCCCCTCCCTTACGGGCCGGGGCGACCCCGAAATATCGCTAGTGAGGCTGGCCGAAACCTGGGTTAACACGGTTAACACCACGGCGGCCGGTTAACATGGAAAGGCCGCATGAGTAGCAACGTCGAAGCCGAGGGCGGCGGCGTTTGGATTTCATGCGCCGAGCTTGCCCGACGCAAAAAGGTTTCGCGAGCGGCGATCAGCAAGCGGGTGGCGCAGCTTGCCGATGCCGGCAAGATCGACACGAAGCGCGACGGTAGATCCTTGCTGGTCGAACTTGCGTCATTCGACAGGGCTGTCGGCGAAACCGGCGACGCGGTCAAGGAACAGGCGGCCGAGACTTCGGCGCAGCACAAGACGAAAGCCTCGGCGCCGTTACGCGACGCGCAAACCGAGCGCGCCCAATACGACGCGCGGATCCGGGCGCTCGACCTGGCCGACCGGCAACGGGCGGTGCTGCCGATCGCCGGCCCGCACGGCATTGAAACCGCCGCGTCCGCGATAGGCATTGCGCTGGCGCGCGACCTTGACGGGTTGGCGCGCTACGCGGACGAGATCGCAATCGCGGTCAGCAAGGAAGGCGTCGCCGGCGCGCGGCGCCTGCTCAAGGAAATCGGCCAGGCAGTTCGCCGCCAGGTTGCGGACTCGCTTTCAAAAATCGCCGAGCAAGGCACCGACGCCGAGCGCGACGGCCCAATCGAGACATTGTTGCCCGAATGAAAATCAGCCTTTCCAGATCGGCCCTGGCGGTTGTCGCCGGCGCGATGGCGCTTGCCGTCGTTCCGCCGCCGCCGTTGTCGCCGTCAGCGTGGGCTGAAGGCAACCTCGTCGTGCCCGACGGGCCGCGCGCAGGGGAATATTGGGAGCGTTCGCTCGGCCTCCATTGCGTCGAGATCGTCGACGCGCTTGGGCCTGACGAGGTGGACAATGAATTCGCGGTAATGAAGTCGGCGCAAACCGGCTTTACCACCGTGCTTATCATCGGCGCCGGCCACTCAATCGACCGTGATCCTTGCCGCATGATGATCGTGCAGCCGACTTCGGGCGCGCTGTCGGACTTCAACAAGGAAAAGCTGCAGCCGACGATCGAGGCGTCGCCGGTGTTGGCGCGCAAGGTGCGAGGGGTCACCTCGCGTTCATCCGAAGGTTCGACCGCAACGTCGAAGCAATTTGCAGGCGGTTCGCTCACATTGGCGATCGCCTCGTCGGCCGCCGATCTGCGGTCGAAAACGGTCAAGAAAGCATTCCTCGACGAAATCGACGAGTACCCCGACGACCTCGACGGCCAGGGCGACCCGATTGAAATGGTCGAGGCGCGACAGATTGCGTTCCTGGCAACCGGCGACTGGAAACGGCTGAAGATATCGACGCCGACCGTCAAGGGCGCGTCCAAGATCGAGACGGCCTATCTCGCCGGCGATCAACGCCGCTGGCACGTCGCATGCCCTGGCTGCGGCGACCGTTTCGTGTTCGAATTCGATCGGAAGCATTTCCGCTTCAACGATGTCGCGCCCTACAACGCGCACTATGTGACGCCTTGTTGCGGCACGATCATTGAGGGCGTCGAAAAAAACAGCGTCTATCGCACCGGGCGCTATACTCCGACGGCGACGCGGCCCGGCGCCGGCCGGTCCTATCATTTCTGCGCCATGTCCTCGCCGCTTGTGCCGTGGGACGAGATCGCACGCAAGTTCGTCGAGGCAAACGGCGACCCGCTCAAGCTTAAGGCCTTCTACAATCTTTGGCTCGGCCTGCCCTATGAGGTGCGCGGCGATGCGCCCGACCATGTCAAGCTCTTGGAGCGGCGCGAGTCCGACCTTGTGCGCGGCCGCATTCCGCCGCTTGGCCTGATCATGACCGGCGCCGCCGACGTGCAAATGCGCGGCATTTATTGGGAGGTCGCCGCCTACGGGCCGGATCGGCAAAAATGGGTCGTCGATGCAGGCGTCATTGAAGGCGAGACGACCGACCCGCACAGCGGCGCCTTCCTGAAGCTGGCCGAAATTTATGAAAAGCAGTGGCCCGACGCTTTTGGCGGCAGCCGGCGCGTCGACGCATTCGGCGTGGACTCCGGCTTTCGGTCGCATGTCGTTTACACTTGGGTACGCGGTCGCCAGGGCGCCTTTGCCTTGAAGGGCCTTGACGGCTGGTCGCGCCCGGCGCTCGGCACCGGCTCGGCGGTGGACATCGACTTCAACGGCAAAATGATCCGCAAGGGAACCCATGTTTGGGGCGTCGGCACATGGCCGCTGAAAGGCGCGCACTATGATGATCTGCGCAAGGAAGGGGTCAAGGCCGGGCAAGAGCGCGACCCGTCCGGCTATTGCCATTACGGCACATGGCTCGACGAGGTCTATTTCAGGCAGATCACGGCGGAATATCTTGGCAACGAAAATTTCCGGGGCCGCGTTCGCCGCGTCTGGAAAGTTCGCAACGGCGAGGAAAACCACTTCCTCGACTGCACGATCTACAACAACGCGCTTGCCGACTATCTCGGCCTATCGCGTTTGACGTCCGATGAATGGGCCGCGCTCGCTTCCGAGCGTTGTGCGCCCGAGGTGGTGAAGAACCCCGACCTTTTCGCGGTGGCGCCGCTGGCGGTGCAGAAGCCGTCCGCGCCTTCCGACAGTTCGCGCGGCGCGACCGAACCAGTCGAAAACCAGCGTCACGACGTCGCCTCGGCAGGCAATGCCGGCGGTTCGTTTTGGGATGAATATTGATGGCCTGGACGCAAAGCGACCTTGACCGGATCGAGGCGGCGATTGCGGGCGGCACGCGGCGCGTGAAGTTCCAATCGCATGAGGTCGAATACCAGTCGATCGGCGACATGCTGAAGGCGCGCGATGCGATCAAGGCCGAGATAAACGCGGACAGCCGTCCGGGCGTTTCCTTCGCCGACTACAGGGGCGGCTATTGATGAACGTGCTTGACCGCATCATCGGTACGGTTTCGCCCGTTTGGGGCGTGCGCCGCGCGAGCGCCCGCCAGGTCCTCGACAGCTACGGCGAGCGCGCCTATGCGGCCGCAAAATCCGGCCGGCGCAATAAGGGCTGGATGGGGCGCTCGACGTCGGCCAACGGCGAAATAGGCTCGTCACTGCGCGACCTGCGCAACCGCTCGCGCGAGTTCGTGCGGGATTCGTGGGCAGGCCAACGCATGCTCGACGTGCTGACATCGCATGTCGTCGGCACCGGAATCCTGACCGTGCCAAACACCGGGTCCGACCGGATGGACGGGCGGATCAAGCTGATTTTGGAGGAATGGTCGGAGCGCGCCGATGTCGAGGGCTTTCTCGACTGGCCGGGCATGCAGGCGCTTGCGGTGCGTTCGATGATCGAAGGCGGTGATACAGTCGTGCGCTATATCGACATCACACTCGACGAGGCCGGCGGCAGCGTTCCTTTCCGGCTGCAGGGGCTGGAAGGCGACCTGATCGACACGACGCGGGACGCCACCGCAACCGACGGCTCGGTTCGTCTCGGCGTCAAGCTTGGCACATGGGGACGGCGCGAAGGGCTTTACCTGTTCGAAAATCATCCGGCCGAAGCTTCGTTGCGCTCGACCTCGTCCAATCTCGTCGCATGGGAAAACCTTTCGCATGTCTACAGGCCGTTGCGCTTCGGCCAGGTGCGCGGCGTGCCGTGGTTTTCGGCCATCCTGCTTAATGGCCGTGAAGTGCAGGACCTGATCGACACGACGCTGATCAAGGCGCGCACCGAGG